CCAAAAAGTCAGCGTTATTTACATAATGTGCCATACATACAGATTCCTCATATTGTTCAAGTTATTCATAAGTATACATCAACCATCACGAAAAGACAAATCTTATTCAGTTGCAAAATTGCATAGTAAAATAAATTTGCTTTTTTATTTGTCTTGAGGCATAATCACTGTGTTAGGGTTGATGATGACCTTAATTGATAGTATCGTTTCCCTCTACAAGAAAATGATAATCGTCTGTATCTTCTTGTTTACCTAGAAACTTCTGTAATAACTCTAACTTTTTATTCACTTCCTCTTCACCAATTTCTTGGTGATCTCTTGTAACTAAGGTAGCAGGTTTTTCATGTTCAGCTACAATTCTTTTATAATGAGGAATAAAAATGTGATGGAGTTTTTTAACAAACATTACATTTCTTTTATCCAGAACAAAATTCTTATCAGTAGAGAATTGGCAAAATGGATGTGCGGTAATATGTTCTCTTTGCTCTCCCATAATTGGGATTGTTCTAATAGTCATGGGAGATTCTAACTCTACATACCTATCATCTTCAGATTTTAGAACAGCCATCATCTGCTCACCGCTGGTGAGTTTTATAATTACAAACAATTCATCGTTTGTTAACATAACTCTACCTCTACAATTTTAGTTTTAAATTCTTCTTCAGCATAAGTTTTATATCTTTCTGCTGCATGATTTAGAGTATGATTCTTCCAAGATTTCCAATGCAAATCGTCTGCAAGGTCATACAGATTACATTGCACTTTACCGTCCTTCAATCTTAACCCACGACCAATACTTTGTAAGTTTCTTATCTTACTTTTCGAAGGACTCGCAAAAATGACATTCTCCAACGAAGGTATGTTAATACCAGTGGAAAAAGTCCCAAACGATGCAATAATGATAGCATCCGACTCTCCCTCAGTGATATGCCTAATTGCTTCACGATCACTGGTCTCAGTACCCCCATAGACGAAAAATACTTTTCGCTTAGTGTGCGCCTTTTCTTTAATAAGGTCATATAGTATCTTCCCGTGTTTTTCAACATACTGGAAAAGAACTAAGGTATTCCCCTCAGACTTTACCGCAAGATTACGAATAAATTTATTTCGTGGTTCGCAGGATACAATCCAATCCATTTCATCTTGGTAGGTATTGTTCTTTCTTGCTTTACGAATCTCTTCATTATACTTTAATATAATACACATTATATTTAGTGAAGTGAGTCTTCCTGAATCCATCAGTGCTTTGGTAGTGGTGACTCTATGCACTGGTCCAAACATACCCTCGAGAACTAAGCGATGAACTTTCTTGTTGTCTAGTGTACCTGTTGTTCCAATTCTATATCTGATGCTATCCATCTTTTCCATGACTGTTGTCAAGGACTTGGCTTTAAACTGATGTGCTTCATCACCAAAGATTACATCAAACTGTTTGAACCAAGATTTGGGCTGCAGATAAATTGATTGCCAAGTTGTGATCAATACATCTTTAGTAAACTCCCTACTAAAACCACTGTATAGTTTTTGGCAATGCTCAGAAGTAATCCATCCATTTGCAGATGAGTAATCTTCGAAGTCAGTGTAAAGTTGTTCAACCAAAGAAGTGGTTGGAACGATAATTATACACTTACGATTTGCAGCAAGATGCCATCTCATTGTAGTGTAAATTATAAATGACTTTCCTGACGCAGTGGGAGATAATAGCAGTGTGCGCTCTTGATCGAGAGCAGTAGTTACTGCATCAATCTGATAGTCACGAATCTCGATAGGTTTACCACGACCATGAGGATTCAATGACTTGGCGTAGGATTCTACTGATTCAGAATTGATATTGTTTGTATGTCTTACTTGATTAACATACTCAATTGCATACCCATTACGAGTAGCAAACTCTTCAACATATGTTACCAATCCAAGATAAAGAGTTTTTCTTATTTGATCGTATAAACGAACTTTGCCATCCCACAATCTTGCTCTGTATTGTGGAGTGAATCTTGCTCCTGGATATTCATATGTGAAGAAGTCAGCGAGTTCTTGTTCAATCGAACCATCGCTGAATACTCTTACATAGACTTCATCTAACTTCTCTATTTTAATCATTACATACCAGCTAGGAATTTCTTCCACTCAACAGCAGTTTTAATTTGCCAGTCTCTGGCTTTAATTTGTGCAAGAACTGACTCAAGAAAATAAATCATAGTTTCAAGATAATCAATTCTGGTTCTCATTGCATTTAGTTCTTCGTCACCTGTGAGAAATTCATCCATCTCATTCTTCAATGGCTTCACACCTTGCCACTGCTGCCATTGTAAATCATTTAATTCGTCACGAGACAACTCACCACGATAATATCTAAATTTATTCTTTCTTAAAAGATTATAATCTGATTGATATTTTGTGTGCTTGAGTTTTACCGTCACCAACATCTTAAGATATTTGGCGTGTAACTTGGGTGTTGATGTGGAGTTTTCTCCGAGATAATTGTCATCGATCTGACAATCTGTATCCCAGTGTTCTTGCAATTGTTCAATATTCATAATATCCTCACATTTATATAACTGCCATTATATCGCAGTCTTACAAAAAAATCAAGTTTGTCTTACAAGAATTTGTAATAACCGTATCTGAATGTAGCATTACCTACAAGGTATTGCACATCTGTATTAGTTCCAGAAAAGATAACTGAATCTAATGTTATTGGAAATAAGTCGTTAAACTGAATTGTTTTAATAGACTGATTGTTTGCACCAAGAATTTGCAAGGTGGCATCAGAGTAATTTTTTGCCAACTCAGAATAGTTGGTATTGTCGCTTCCAATAAAGGATTTGTACTGTTCGTAACCCTGTGGGAATCCTAACGCTACCAACCAATTGTAAATCGAACAGTAGTTATCCATAGTCTCATCAACTAAAAACTGTACAGTCAATTGATCATAGGTTAATGATTCACCTGGAATTGGTTGCATATTAAACGGGTTTCCAAATTCTGGAGAACCAAGAGTAATACCTGGAAGATTTACCTGCTGACAGAAATATGTCATTTGAGGTAATTTAGAAATGGAGAACATAAACCCATTCGGAGAGAGTGGATTGATGTTTGCTGGAATCGGACAAGTGATAGTATTATTAGCCATAACATTATTTATCCAAATAAAAAAGAGGGATCCGAAGACCCCTCTTAAAAGTACCGCTTCTTATCGTCGGCTTAATCATAACCAAGCCGAACAAGAAAAGATTACATTAGGTTAGTAACCTTAACACGACGATAGTAGTAGTTCTCGTTAGCAGTCAAACCACCAGTGCCATCCAATGAAACGAATGGGTTAGCAACTAGACCATAACGAGTCTTGAAGCCAATCTTTGGTTGGAAAGTTGCTGGATCAACTGCACGAACCAACTGTAGTGGAACATATGGGCAGTAGAACAAGCCAGCGTCAAAAGCAGAAGTGCCTTTGTAGCCAACAACGAAGAACTGAGTAGCAGATACATTGGCAGTATATGGGTCAACATAAACTTTGTACTTGCCATTCAATACACCAGCGAAAGTAGTCGATGTGTCATCGATGTTCAATGCGCTGTTACCTTGTAGTGCAGGAGTGTAGTCAAGAACACCAGCCATCGCTAAAGCAGATGCAACATCTGCAGAAGTGATGATGAAGTTACCACGACCACGACGAGTTTGCTGACCAATCGCATTTGCTTCACGCTCGATTTGGAACATCAAACCTTTGAACTTCTCAACAGACCAACGACCATTTGAGTCAACATCAAGGTCGAAAGTACCAGCAGTAGCAGTACCAACTGCAGCACCAGCTTTAGCAGTAGTGTAGATAGTACGGATAACTTCACGGTTGATTTCAGCAAGGATCTCAGTAGAGAGAATGTTGCTCAATTCGCCTTCAGCGTCAAGACCATGAACAGACTTCATGTCTTGTGCTAGTTCGATAGAGTATTCTGCCTTCAAAGCACGAGTCTTTGCAGTAACAGAAGTCTTCTCGATAGAGAAAGCCATTTGACCGAAAGCAGTTGCACCGCCTAGATCTTCAGCTGTGTTAGTAGCAATACCAGAACCAGTAGTGTAGCTAGTATGTGGGTCAGTGCTTGCAGAAGCAGAGTGAGTACCAGTACCAGAGAAGTCAGTATCTGCTTCGTTGAACAACGCTTCAGTACCACCTTGAGTGCTGTAACGGCTCTTCATTGCGAAGATAAGACCAGTTGGCTGAGTCATTGGCTGAACGCCAGCAACATCATAAGCGATCATCTGTGGCATTGCACGACGAACTAGAGAGATAAGAACTGGATCGAACTTAGCGAAACCACCAGTGTCTGGGTAAGTGCCAACAGCGTTAGCTGGAGCAGCTTCGTTCAACTCGCCCATTGCGTCGTGACCACGACGGATCTCACGCTCTTGGTTCTCTAAAAGAACAGCAGTAACTTCTTTGATGTACTTGTTCTTGATAGGAGCAGTACCCTCAGCTTCGAGGATAGGACTCCACTTTTTGATTAAATCTTGACGATTTTGTTGCATTTTAATTTCCTTTTATTTATTGTTGAGTGCTGATAGATAAGCTGACATTAGTGGGTCAAGTTTTGGCTTAACATCTTCTGTCAAATTTTCTACTGGAGCATCAGATACTACTGAACTAACAGCAGTAGCTTTGGTTGTGAAATAATTTTCACGGATAGTCTTAACTTTTGTTTCGTAAGAAGTAGCATCTTCGTAAGTTAATTCTTCAACCAATGCATTAAACTTTTCAGTTTCAGTATCAGTCAAACCTTCACTTACTGTCTTAACGATTTCAAGACGCTTTGCTTCTGCAAGAGACTTGCTTAGCTCGATATTCGAAGCAACTTGTTCGTTAAGTTTTGCTTCAAGATCTTCTAATTTCTGTTCCATTTCACCAAGAACATCGAAACGCTCTTCTGGAACATCAATATAGTGCTCTTCAAACAAACTCTTCATACCAGTCACGAAACTCTCAAGAATCTCAGACTTCATTCCACGCTCTAGGGCAATTTCATTATTAGCAATCCACTGCTCAGCAATATAGCCGAGATATCCATCAACTTGTTCAACAATTCCCTCTACATTCTTTTCAACTTGCTCAGCAAGTTTACTTTCGAATTCTTCTTCTAATCGTGCTACTTCATCTTTAACACGATTCATAACTGCAGCTTCAAAAATGGTAGTTGCTTTAGCACGGAAATCTTCAGAGAGTTCCTCACCATTCATAAGTGCATCAATATCTTCTTTAACAGTATTACCTTGGCGGATCACTGATTGGTCACCAGCTGCTGCGCCTTTAGTTGCTGCGTTTTCTTTCTTAGAAGTACCACCTTCTGCATCCTTCTCATCAACAACAGCATTCTTTGCATTGTCTGGATTAGGTGTATTAGCAGCTGGTTTAATTTCTTCTTCAGCAACAATCTCTTCAGACACTACTTGTTCAGCAAGTTGAGCCTTCTTTGATTCTGCTAAAAGTTCTGCAATTTTTTGTTCGATTGACATCGTTTTTTCTCCTGTAACTGGATAGTTCTATTAAATTATTTATAATTTAGCTGATTTTACTCAGAAAATTTTTGAAAGCAATAATCTTCGCTTCCTCTAAATTACGAGAAGAAGTCTTTCGAATTTCTCGTTTAACTTCTTCTATATGTTTTTCCACAAACTTTCCATCAACAAAAACCCACTCCTTTGACTCCATGATACCACGCACGAATGCGTCAGGAGCAGAAGGGTCGGCAACGATGTCAGCTGCAGTAGACAGCATAAAATCGTCTTGAACAATTTGGACACCATCAGAATTTTCTTTTAGTGAACCTAATGCTCTACTTGATACACCAAGATTTGCTCCGCCATCTAAAAGACCACGAGCAATTTGTCCCATTGGAGTTTCAAGAATCTTTGCCTTACCAATATAATTTGTGCCCTCTTTACGAAGATCTACAATCAAATGAGAAACACGATCTAAATTAATAGAAGGTGTATCTGGATGACCTAGTTCACCATATGCACGATTTTTCTCAACATACTCTTTTAAGTAACGACCGACTTCTTTATCCATAACATGTTCTGGATACATACGACCATTACGATTCTTTAATTCAGATTGAAGGAATACACCTTCAATAAAATATTCTTTACCTTTACCTAATTTGCTTTCAGTAATTAGGTTAACTGATTCTGTGACTTCTCTAATTAATCGCATGATTATACCTTATCTGGTGAACCACTCATGGTGGTAGAAGCGCCAATACGAGTTGGATCGTCATATGCGCCATAAGTAGCAGTTTCTACTTTAGTTGCATAACCATTGGCTTTGCGTAGAATTAAATAACACTGCGCTTCTGCGCCTGCAATAGTAACGACAATGTCGCTAGTATTTTCAACTGTATCTACAAAACCAGACCCTGCAGCAAATTCCATATAATCAGCACCACCACCTGGAAGTGTTAATACATTAACTGAATTTCTAGTAATAGTAACTGTAGCAGCAGCTAAACCAACCCATTGAACACCTGCGATATTAACTGTTTGAGTTGCACCTTCGAGGGCTTGTGTTGATGCTAGAATATCAGTTTGTAGATCAATAGTTGCAGAAGCTGCAGTACCAGCAATCTTAACGATTGCTTCGTTGTTTGTATTTTTAAGAATCGTCTTAGTGACTGCCATCTTTATTCCTCTATTTGTTCAAGCACATGAAAGAAATTCTCTTTTGACTCTCTCATATACTCGATAATCTCTGTTTGGTTTGCCAATAATGTATTTAGGCGATCTTGCGTAACCTCATTAATTGCAACAATAGAGTCATCTGCAAGAACATAGTGCAGTTTATTCTCAACAATACGATCTAGTTTGTTCAGAGATCTAATCTTATGAACAACTGGGTCTACACTAAACATATTGGAAGAAGCGAGTTGTAGGTATGTTTCGATTAACTTATCAGTAACTTTAATATCGTGACACTCTTTAATAATAGTAGCAATAGTATTGTATGATAATTCTTCGTATAATTCTTTTGAAACTTCTTCTTCTAATTGATGTGAAATGTAATCGTCTTTAATGTATTGTCTCGCTTCTTCCAAACTTGTAAACTCTGTTCCAATACCATTTATCAAAATCTTACCATCATCAGTTTTTTCGATTAACTGACGATAAGATCTAGTGCTTTCAACAACATTAGATCTTTTAATAGATTTTAAAAACTCCGTATAGTACATTATTCTTCTTCTGCTGTTTCAACAGGTTCTTCTTGGGTTTTGAACATACTTTGTGCAACTGTCGCACGCATATCTTCTAATTTTCCTGATAGTTTTTCAGCCATTGCTGCACCGAATAAAGATTCTGTTTCAGTTGCGCTGCCATTACGAATAGCATTAATTAAATTCATAGTCGTTTCACTCATTGTTTATCTCCTGTTGTCGGTGCTTCTAATGCTTGTGGAGCATTTGCTTGTAGATAGTTCTGTTGTGCTGCTTGTGTAGCACCAGCAACTGTACCATCATGCTCTGCTCTTTCAATATATTCTTCTTGCTCATCAGCAATTTCTCTGCCAATCAATTCTATATCAGCATCTTGTAGACGAAGAATATTTTTCTTTGCCCATGTTGCTGAATAATATTTACCAATGTATGGTTCTGCTAATTGCAACATGTTTAATCTTTGAGTCAAGATCTCAGCTTCCATTAACTCAGAATAATGATTATCTTCAAGATAATCATATTTAATAGAGGGGAGAATATTTTCCCACTCATCTGGTCTAATGATTCCCTTTGCTATTAACTGAACTCTCAGAGCATTAGAGAATAATACTGAAAACTTTTTACGCAGTCTAACAATAAACTTATTAAACTTAACTTCATCACGACTAATCTCTGTTGAACGACCAATCGAGAATCCTTGCTGTTGTTGCAAGCGACTAATTGGAACATTCAGTGCGTGATATAATTTACCTTGGAAGTACTCGATGTCTTGAATTTCACCGAGATTTTGTCCACCTGGAAGTGTAGTAATTTCAGTACCCTTACCACCTTCACGACGAGGCATCCAGAAGTCTTCCATCATTGATAGGTGACGACGATCATCTCGTGTCTCACCAGTTGTTGCATCATAAACAATCTTATTACGGAACTTATTCATAATGTCCGTAACATACTGCTCTGCTTTCAACTTAGGTAAATTACCCACATCAACATAAAAAATTCTGCGCTCTGGCGCACGACTGATACGATAGATGACTAATGCATCTTCGATCATCTTTAATTGATTGACTGGCTTAATTGCTTTGTGCAAATAAGACATCATCATGTTTGTATTTGCATCAACATATCCAGATGGTGCATAGACAACTGAATCTAATGCAAGTTTAACACCTTGTGTTGTTTGCTCATTGATGCCTTTGTCATTATAAAGATAATATTCTTCAACATCTTTAATAACATCAACACCAGTTTTTGCGTTTCTTTCTTTTTTGATGTTCTTGATGCGACGAATTTTTCGTGGATCAATATATCTTAGTTCAACAATACCTTGTTTAACATTATTTTCATCTATAAGAATTTGAAAATATAACCTTCCATCGATGTACCATGTACGGAAGATTTCATGAGCATTCTGAGAAAATTTCAGAAGACGCAATATATTTTGAAATTCTTCTGTAATTTTATTTTTGATAGAGGCTGAAACTTTAAGTTCATCCAATACAATTTTTACAGAAGTTTCATCTTCATTAGCAACGATAGCTTCATTAACAATATCTTCAATAGCACCATCACAGTCACTATATTGAGCAACTTCACGATAACGACGGATAAGATCGTTTTCGTTTTTAATGATACCCTCAAGATCCATGACCATACCGTAGTAACCACCAGCATTAACGCCAGTGTTTACTACAGTTGCGCCTGTATCTATAGAAGTAGGAGTTACAACGCTCTGTATCTCCTGTTCTTTTTTACGACTTATTTCAAAGCCAAACAATTGCATAATGTATAACCCTCAAGTTAATTTAATAATTAAGCGCCACTACCGATAGGGAACGATCCAATTGGCGTGTTAATAGTTGTGCTAACACCAAAGCCAGCAGCAGCACCAGTAACAGATGTAAAGAAGTTGTATGTAAACTCTATATCAAACTGTTCAATTGCGTTTTGTTGCTCGTAATCTAAAGCAACAGCAGAGATAGCAGTTGGGAACGCATCAACAAAAGTATAAGATTTTACTGTTGCGCCATTGCGATCTAGTTGGTGAACTTGCAAGTCAACTTGATAGTCAGTTGGGTTAACACGACCATTAGTTGCATTGTAGTTTTGGATACCAGACTGCCACTGCTCTAGAGCATTACGAATACCAAAAGTAGTATCGTTATAGACAGTGATAGTCCATGGTTGGAATGTTCTTTCACCAGCAAAGTTAACTGGGCGACCACGATAAAGAACAGGAATGTTCTCAATAGTAGAAGCAGGTAACTGAGCAGCCTTACACAAAAACTGTGCACGAGCACCAGCTACTGGACCCAGTGTAACATAACTTGGGAATGTTAGATCAACACGGAACTGATTAGGGCGAGCACCGCCCCCGATCATTTGTGCTTTGAAGTCAGCAATATTTGCCATTTAATTCTCCTTGTGTTCTTCTATTTATCTATTACGCACCAACTTCATTGAAACTTACTGAAGAGCGAGCAGCAACAAAGTTAAGAGTGATAAAGTTAATAGAACGATTTGGCTTAACGAAAATATCAGCAACGAACTGATTAGCGTCAATAACCTGACCAGTGTTATTAGATTCATCGCATTTAACAACGAATTCAGTAATACCACGACGACCTTGAACATCACGCAAGAATGGTTCTACTAGATTTTTAAACTGCGCACGAGTGAAGCTGTCGTTAAATTCGAACAACTGGAATTTGGCAGCAGTAGCAATAGCCTTTTCCATAACGATGAATAGACGACGAACATTAATACGATCGAACGCACTTGGTTTAGACAATAGAGTCTTGTCGCCAAATAGAACAGTACCTTCTCCTGGGAAGTTAACAACAGGATTAACACCCTTCTTATAAAGAGTATCACGATCTGTCTTAGTTGGGTTAACTGCTAATTTAACAACACCTTTAATTTGACCACGATTTAAACCACCTGGAGAGAACCATGGATCGTTAGTGTAGTCAGTACGAGCGCAAAGACCAGCAGTATCGCCATTCAATGGAATGTAACGGTATACATCATTGTAACGATCATACTGATACTTGTAACCAGAATCCATAACAGCATAAGAAGTGCTTGGTAGAAGGTCACGATATGCAGTGATTTGACTGATTGGAGTTGAACCTTGACCAGTAATAATTTCACCAGTAGAAGTATTTTGTGGTGAAACGAAGGCTACGCAATCAAGACGAGTCTCGCACACATTTTGAATAATGTATGTTGCAAGAGTAGCACTGGCTTTACCTACTGGTAGTAGAGAAATATCATACTGAGAATCATCTGCAAAGAGTTCCCATGCTGTTTGTAGCTGACCATCAGTTGCTGCTAAAGCATCAACACCGCCAGATAAGCTACGGCTAATAGCAACAGGGATAACACCGAATGTCAATCCAGGAGCATTAATAGCTGTAGAACCCCATCCATTTGTTAATGATGTGATAGCTGTTAAAATAGCTGTACCATTAGTAGCATCACCACTAGAGTGAGTTGGAGCAGTCGAACTAGAACTTGTTCCAGCAGTTCTTACGATATAAGTATTACCACCAGATGTTAGTATTTGACCTGTTGTATATGCAGTATCATTTGCATATGCAGTAGCAATGTCACTAGATGTGACATGGTCTAACCACCAAATATATTCAGATGTAGCATTGATAACATCTTTATAGAAGTTATTAGTTCCATCAGATTTTCTGCAATCAGATGCCTTAGAAACAAAAGCAAATTTTTCTAAAGTGCTACCTTTAACACCAGTCCATAGACCATCTTCGTCAACGACGATAACATGCATCTCATCATTCGATGCACCATTAGCAGTAGCATAAGCAGAAGTTGCAGGAGCACCATCGAACTGGTTTGCATATTCCCACGCAGCGTATGACTTAGAATCAGCCATAGAAACTTTTAGTGAGTTTCCTAGAGAACCTGGATATTTTGCAGCAAATTCTCCGAACACACCTTGTCCACTTGAATATGTGCCAAGGTAACTTTCTCCATTATTAATTTTAACACCACCAGCAACATAAGAAGCAGTTGCAAGGGCAGTAGTACCAGATGGAGGAGCAGCAACAGTTACTGTAGGGTTAGAAGTATATCCAGAACCAGCATTAGTAATTGTTATACCAGTAATGCTAGAAGAACTAAGAGTAATAGTACCAACAGTAGCATTAGTGCCATTACCAGAAATAGTAGCAGTTGGCGCAGAAGTATATCCAGTACCAGCACTGACAATTACAATACCAGTCACAGCACCAGATGTGATTGTGACAGTACCAGTTGCAGTTGTACCACCAGAGACTTGTGGGGCAGAGAATACTACTGTTGCAGCTGTATAACCAGTACCACCAGCAGCGATTGTTACACCAGTGACGCCACCACCAGAAAGAATCGCAGTACCAGTAGCATTTACGCCACCAGGAATTGTTGGTGCGCTGATAGTTACAGCTGGAGGTGTAGCAGTTGAGGTATATCCAGAACCAGCTGTACCAACTGTAATAGAAGCTACAGTGCCAGATTGGGTTGCAACAGCATTTCTAGCAGCAGCTACATCAGCACGACAGACTAACAGATTGTTAGTATAAGATAGGAAGTTTGCTGCTGTGAAAAAAGATTGCGCATTAGCGTCTTGAGGTTTACCAAAATAACGAACTAATTCGTTCTCTGATGAAACTGTAAACGGAGCCAATACTGGACCCCATGCAAATGTTCCTGCAAACGCACCGACAGAACTAGATACTGCTGGAACGATTGAAGTGAAATCTTTTTCTACGACTGCAACGCCTGGAGATAGTTGAAACGGCATTGTATTTCTCCTTGTTAATAAGTTTTACCTTTAGACAAAATCATGTCTACATTTTATTTAGTTTTTATTGGTTTTCTCAAAAATTTAGAGGTGGTTTTTCTGGACCACCATCATCATAGAACCCAAATGGAGTTAATTCATCTTCGATTGCTTGTATCTGTTTCTTATACATCATTTCTCTGAGATTAACATTATTTAGGTCTTTAAAATAGCTGTTAGTTGTAAGCCAGCTAAACAGGACTAATGGCATAACCAAGTCGTCGTGATAGCCTTCATCAGCTTCGTAAGAACCCTTCTTTTCAATAAAAGTAGAGATCTCGGATATAGTATCAGCGTCATTAACAATTAACTTGTTTTCTTCGACCAATGCTTTAAAATTGTTACATCCAATTCGTTTGATCTTTTTATCAGTAACTACTCCCAGTTGAGTTTTACCGCCACCAAAACCACCCGATACATTTTGTCCATTAGTATGTCGTGTCACAAACAATATATTTTCGTATTCTAACTCTGTGTATAAAATATGAGCAACCTGCTCTGAGATGTTTATCTCAAGTAAGATGAACGCTTGATTATAATCCATCCCCACCTTGTACAGTACGGAAGGATATAATATAGGGCTAATCTCATTGTTGCGATATTTCCCTACCATTTTATAAGGAACTTCAGTTATATCAATAATAGTGAAAGCAGAGTAATCTCCGCCAACACCTTTCGCCACATCGGCTACCATAACATATGTATGACCAACCGATGGTTTTTCGTAGATATCTAATCCATCTTTCGAGTGGATAATAACATCTGGACTCATCTTGGCAATTACATCTGCTTTGATTAGAGTTAATGATGAACCTAAGAATTTACATAGAACCTCTTGAGTAAATTTAAGTTCACCCAATTGTCTTCTTTGTTCTTCAGCCCACTTTTCATCTCTTCCAGGAATTTCCCAGTAAGGAATAAACAATGGAACAAATCCATTTCTACCCTTTTCTGCATCACTCCAATACTTCCAGAAATGATTGTATCCCAATGGTGTAGAGCTAAGAAGAATCTTTGTAGTTTCACCAGCTGAAATAACTGGGAAAATAGATGTAAAGAATTCTTCAGCCACATTGTTTGGAATAATTGCAGCTTCATCGACATAAAGTAAGTTCACAGACTTACCACGAATACCAGACTTACCAGTAGCAGCAGTAAATACCTTTGACCCATTTTCTAATTCAATGTCACCTTTGTTCCAAGTGGTAACACCTTGTTGCATCCATTGTGGAAGCATCTCATACATTGTTTGATAACGATCTAAAACTTCTCGTGCAGCAGTAGCTTTGTTTGCTAGAATCGCTACATTCTTATTTGGTTGGAATAGCGTGTACCATAAAATATATGCAGCAGATGTAGTTGTCTTACCTTGCTGACGACCTTCCATCAAAATAACCCTGCGGTTATTGTGTATGATATTTACTTTATTCTTTTGGCAATCGTATAGTTTAAATAACTGCAGACCATGATCTAGAGTAACGATCTGGCAGTAGTTCTCAATAAAATATATTGGGTCTTGCGAGCACTTAATATATTCTTGGATGTTTTCTGGAGTAAATTGTACTGTTACTCCAGCTGCCTTTAAATTCGAATTCGCATTATATACTTGTGCCATTTTTAAAAGTTAAATTCCCAACTCTCAGTATTAACTGTGGCGTCGGTAGTATCACCCTCTGCTGTATAAATTCTATTTGGTGATGAAAAGTCTTCGTTCTGACCAATGTTAGCGTATACGGTATCAATAACATTCTTATTACCGATAGCACCAAACAGATTAGCCTTCATTTGGAATTGTAGAGTATGAGTCACGAATCTGCGAGTTTGAAAGTCGCCATCGTAATCATCTTGCACATTAACACTATTTAGTATAATGGGAACATCTAACTTGACATTCATGTCTGGCACTGCATTGATAGTCAGCGTATACTCAGGTGTGAATGTTGGAAGAATTTGTTCTATGATTTGAAGTCCATCTTCCTGACTTTTAGTTAGGATGTACAAAGAAATGTCGATATTGTAAGGTACAGGGGTGTACATAGTTGAAACACCTGTAGTTTCGTCACCGCATTTTATTTGCTGCATACGATTTAATTTTCGTGCAGCATCGTAAGAATAACCAATAATCTCAAATGACATTCTTGGTAGAGTCACATATGTGTTATTCTCTAAGTTTGGATCTGAATCCAAACGAACTAACCATTTTTCTTTTGGTGCGTATGCAAGAGGAACTTGAATTCTTTGTGCAGTAGTTCCAGTAACAGAATCACCTTGTTTGCGATCGATATAAATGTCGCTAAACAAACGACCAAACGCTACTATACTTTTACGAATAATACCGTGATAAAAAACATTTCCGTTAAGCATTATTGTATCTCACCGAATGGGTTGGTTTCGCTAAACAGAATGTCTGCAGCTTCTTCTTTAAACTTATTGTTGTCAGCAAAACTGTCGCCATTATTATCAATATTTACTTCGATAATTGCTGTAGCACTAGCATCGGCTCCACCGCCACCAATAAATGATATCGCAGGAGCGACTTGATATCCAGTTCCTCCTGCAGTCAGATTAACTGATACTACTTTACCAGCATTACTTCCAGTACCCAATACTGCAGTGGCTGCTGCACCAGAACCATTAGAACTAGTAAAAGTTACTGTTGGAACGCTAGTATATCCAGAACCAAGATTGTTCATAGTAATAGATGTAACTCTTCCTGGATTTCTAGTAGTATTTGTATTGTATGTTTTCAGAGTTTCGAATGCATCTACTGCAGCAATACCAGTATCAATCTGCTCGGAAGCATACTGGAACAATTCAACTTGTAATTTGTAAACATAAAGTTTGCCTAACTGATAGAAAGGATCCTGATGTTTAACAAACTTAATCTCAAACAAACCTTTTGTTAGAGGGAAGTAAATTAGGTCACCCTCGCACGGGCGAGTAGGAATAATAGTCTGTCCATAACGACCAACTAATTGTTCCCATCTACGACGAGCCACTACAAGAGTTGCAGACTGTTCCATCATTAAACCAAACTTCTGAATAAACGCACCCTGTCCATCTAGTGCATCAACATTCTCAAAGTACATTTCAATCGGGAACGAAGACTTAAATTGAGATAAACGATCTTCACCAAGAATTTCATCTTTAGAAATCAATGTTCTTGGAATGTAGAAATACTCTTGACCATAAATCTTAAGAGATTCAATAATCAAGTCTTCAATTAGATACTGTTCATTTCTCGTACCATGAGAAAAGTAAACATTTGTTGTAGACATGTTATCCCAAGAAGAAGTTTAGGGGTGCAGATTTAGTTATTAAATCATTTTCCAAATCTGCGATTTCTGATTTGGCTTCGTCATACAGTTTGTCACCATCCAAAGTAACACCACCTGGAAGTTGAATACCAGAAAACTTTTTAATATTTGTTGCCCATTGCTGTTTAAATAGCGCAGTAACATAGTGTTTTAACCATGCTTCGTTATATACTTTAGTCCAAGTTTGTGGATCTAAAGCACGATAACCTTTAACAATCACATAGCCACCAAGAACTAGATCTGCATCCCAGTTAAT